TCGGGATGTTCTTCTAGCCATGGCGGGAACGGTCCAGTCCTCCGCCCCGCCACACGGCCTCAATGGGTTAGGGCGGAAGTTGGAAATGGGGGTGGCGTCATGAGCGGCTATATCAAACCATGTCACGGCTGCACTTTTCGGAAGGAGTGCAAACTTGGCGAGGAGTACCGATCCGCAATCAAAGGCATTAAGGGACTTAGGTCCGCGTCGTTCAATTGTCCGCGCTTGGCGGAAGAGCTTAGGCCTGGACGACGCATCAAGGTGGAATGCACTGTTGGGCTGATCCCGGACGAGCGGGTTTATGGCTATCAAGATGATTACATGGTCGCGCTAGATGGGGTTGTCACCGCCACGATCACATCAAGCAAGGGCGCAAAGTTTTCCTGGACCATAGACCCGGGCGAACTAAGCATGGAGGACCAGGGGGATTTGGCCCCTGATGACGCTCAGAAACTGAATATTCGCAGGTTCCGTCGCCCGAAGCACATGCGCGTCATCCGCGAATTCTTGGACGAGCCAGATTCGCCGATATCCAAATGCGGAAACGTCATCCGCGATGGGGCATGCGACTTATCGCAAGGCCATTGCTGCGGTCAAATCGACCCCCGCAGGGGCCACGTTGGATCGTGTTGATCATCATATGTGTTTCGCCCCCGGCGATGTCAAGCGTTCTAACGCCAGTCGTTAAGCATTGATCCTGTTCGTTCCGATTCAGCTACAGGCGCAACAAGAACCCGAGGGGGTGCAAGTAAGCCCCCCAGGCGTAAAAGAAGATCGTCCCAGTGAGGCCTATACAGGCGACAATCCCCCCGCTCAATTTGCGCTTCCAGTCCGCATTGTTGAGTACCCAGACGAAGCCAAGCGCGCCGAAGAACGCGCTCAGAACTCCCAAGAGCGTGAGGCCGCCGACCTCATAGAACAGCGTCGATCGGCTGACGCTGCTACGCGGTCCGCTGATTCCGCTGAACGGCAAGAAAACCTTCTTATCGAAGGACTGGACCTTTCCCAACAGCAAATTTTGGTCGCGGAATTCGGTACATCTTGCTGGCGGTACGAAAACTGGCCCGTCTATCGTATTGGCGAAAACTTCAAAAGAGTGGACGATGCCGGCGAAGTTGCGGCCACCGCCGACGTTTCCTTCAACTACGTGGACGGATTCAACAAAGCCACATAACGCCAGCGCCGCAGCTACCGCCCACCATTTCCTTATCATTCACGGTCTCCCAGGCGTTAGGTGCGCGTGCTACCTAATTCCGGATTTTTGGGTTATTTAGTGGCCTTGAAGTGACCGCCGCCGCCGACCCGCACTGCAACCCACATAATCCACGCCAGCCATAGCGGCACGCCATCACGGATCATGGCGTCGCGGAAATACCAATCACAGAGCCCGCGTGAAATGATCCGGTCGGTATAGAGGCTGTCGTGGAGGATGGCCGCTAGCCGATGCTTGCCCGTGGCCGGCGAGGCGACCACCCGAAAGAACCTCGGGATGCTGGCGAAGTCAGTCTCGAACCCTGCCGGGATCTTGATCACGCCATAGCCGGTCTCGTATTCGAGGTCATTGACCAGCTTCCATGTCTTGCCATCTGGCAGCACGCCAAGCGTTGGCGTCGAGGTGAAGCCGATCATCACTCATCGCCCGGACAATAGCGATACACCGTCTCGCCATCGGTCAGCTTGTCACGGACCTTCGCCCGGCCTTCATCCGTCGCATTGGCGCAATAGGTCGACTTGGCGGCACTATACACCTCCATGACCACGGGTATGCCCGCAACGATAGCGGCGGGCGCGCAACCGGACAGGACGAGCGCCAGCGCGCCCGCGAGAGCGAGTTTCTTCATAACGTTTCCTTTCAGACATGAAAAAACCGCCTCGGCGGGCGGCGACTGCGATATACTCACTTAGCAGAGCGTCGCTAAGGTCAGGCATCGACGGATGTAAAAAGTTGGCCCGACAACACCAAACCTTTACGGATGGCGACCACCTTGTTCTCTGCATCGCTCTGGTCGTACGCCCAAATATCGATACCGTAGCGGTCGCGGCCCATCTCATATTCGGCCATGAACCGATACAACGGACGGCCATATTCATCGCGTCGAACGTTCTCGGGGTCCGGCGCTTCGCGCTGATTTCGCATGACGCCAAGATCAATAACTTCAGACATGTTTGCCCTCCAGATAGTCCGCCTCTTTCCTCCGGCGGGTCGGGTAGGCGTCTCCGAAGTCGCGAAGCTCGGCAATCACGGCGCCCCATCGCCCTGCCGTGGCGTAACTCCAAAACGTCGGGCACCGCTTCCACGGTGTCCCGTATTGCCAAGCAACGGACATGATAACAGTCTGCTCTCGGTCGCTTAGATCGTCCCACATAGCGCCGTGGTTCACGCTGGTGGCGGCGTTCCATCGGTTTTCGACGGTCTTGGTGAATTCGGCGCGGAGGCAATTGTCAAGCTCGGCGACGTGCGCCTCTCCCAGGACCAGGGGCCGCTCATTCAGCAAGGCAACGGCAGCATCACCCTTCACCCCGCAATAAGGCCGGATCATCTCCAGCGTTGCCTCATGGATCGCCAGACGCCGCCAGTCATTGACCGACCGCTGCCCGAGATCCACACCACCCGCGATCGTCACGCCGGACTTGCCGAGTGGCTTGCCGTCTTTGTCCAGGGGCACATAGCCCGTGGCAACCGCCGCGCCCTCAAGTTCTTCGATGAAGTGCCAGTTGATCATCTCTTCTCCTAAAACAGCGCGACGGCGCCGGTTACGGCCAACGCAAGCGCAAACCAGATCAGCGTGCAAAGCACGCCGCGATCCTGGTAAGTCGCCGTTCGAATGTGAATCAATGCCGCGACGCCGCTCGCAAAAGGGATCAGCGCGACGGCGGGCAGATACTCCAACCACCAGCCGACGGCTTGGTGGTCGCTGTGGCGATGCAGGAACAACAGAACGGCAAGCCAAGCCATGAAAATGGACTGCGAACCAATGCCCAAGGCCACGCCGGTTGCCAGGAACAATGTCGCCCTGTCTCTGCCCGGCTTGCGGTAGACCTTAACCGCCATGAGGGTTGCGAGGATCGCCGCCCCGAGCGACAGAAACGCGCCCCATGCAAGAGATCCGTTGAAAAGCTGATCAATCGGCATCGCCGGGGGCCTTTCGCGTCTGCTCCGCCAAACCATCCATGGCCTTAACCCCGCCCTCGGTCGCGGTATCGAGCGCCTTCATTAGACGGGTGAAGGCCTTGTGATAATCAGCAACGGCCTTATCCGCCGCGTCGGGTTTGGGTGTCTTTTGCCACGAAAACAAGGCGATCATCGCGAACGCTCCCAGGATTCGATCCTAGCCGCGAGCAACGTCATGCTCTGCGCCGCCTGGGAAAGCGCCTCGCCCATTTTGGCCTCACGTTCGTATCCCTTCGCCACCGATTTTTGATACGCCACCCAAAGGGCGACCACGGCCACGATCAGCAACGCGCCAACCGGGCCGAAGGTGGCAAGCAATTGATCGAAACTCATGACGCCTTGCCCTTCTTCGCTACTGGGATCGGGAGAATGAGATGATCGCCGACTTCATTCCCGCTCCCGACAAGGCAAATCAGTCCTTGAAACGTCACCAGGATGTTAAAGCCCGTTTCCGACGCGTAAACGCTCCAAACATCGGAAGCCTCATCCATCCCGCCTAAAATGCCCTTCATGTCCGGCTGGCGAGTCCATGACTCGGTCGGCGTGCATATCATTTGCAGGGGCACGGCTATCGGGCGGGTCTGAGCCGCCGCCGGGAACGCGAAGGCCATAACGAAAAGCATCATCAGAAATCGCATCCCACCCTCCATATTGTTATATTGATATGTTTTACACACATCATGCGGTACGCAAGCACCAACCCACTTGCGGAATCAATTCGGCATCGCCATGTTGGACAAATGCCGCCAGAAAAGAAATTTGACGCACAAATCCACCTGACCATCGCAACCGAGATGCTGAAGCGGGTCGATGAGTGGCGAGCCGCGCAAGCCGATGTTCCAAATCGCTCGGAAGCCATCCGGCGTTTGGTCCAGCGAGGACTAGAGGCCTCAGCCTTGGCGGATGGCTCCCAGCGTGAGTCCTAATTCCCCTCGCGTCTCCCGCAAGGAAATTTGGATCTATGCCGGCGTGACGGCGGCGTATTTCCTGTTTATGACGTACGACTTCGCTACCGTGGCGGCGTTGTCTCACTGCTGGGTTCTGCGTTGGATTGTTGTATGGCGTTCTGCAGGGCACGAAGATCTGGGCCGATCTCCGGCGACTGTCGAGCCATGTAACTAAGCTGAGCGACCCGTGCCGCGTCGGGCATTTGCCGGGTTCTGTATAGGAACCTCACAAATTTCGGGCTGGCCATAAGCCGCGCGGCCACGTTGGCGCCAATCAGCCCCAGGCTTGTGTTTACCGGATCGGAGAAAAACCCTGCGCCCGTGGCGGCAAGAATCAATGGTGACGCCGTGCCGCTAGTATTTTGAAGCGCCTCAACCGATTTTTGCGCCCCGCTGACCTTCACCAAGGTATCTAGCGCATCCCGCTTCTCCACTCCCGGTTTGCCGAAAATCAAATCTTTCGCATCGTCGGATAGTTTCGCAAAATTCGTCACGAAACGCGCGGGCGAGAAATTCTCGTTAGAAAGCGGGTCGGCGGCGCCTGGCGTCTTCCTGCCCATCTGCCGAACAAACACCGCGCCGACATCGCCCCACTCTGACTCACTCAACGCCTCTTTCAAATTCGAGAGCGACTTAGCCGATGCCTTGGCCCCCTTTTCCCCAGCGGCCCTACCGATATCCTCAAAAATGGCGATTTCCGCTTTTTTCAACAACGGGTCGAATTGGCCTCGGATCGTTCCAATGCCGTTACGATAGAAGGCGTTTGCTTGCTCAAACGCGTCAAGCGCGCCAGCGCCTTCCGCCGCCGCGCGCATATCGTCCGTGAGTGACGCGTATAGACCGCTGAGCGTAGCGCGATCCTCATTGGCCACCAACATCGGGCCGGACATCTTACGTCCGACGAGGGTGCGAACGTGCTTCAGCACGCTGTACGGCAGTGTTTCGTTCCGTGAAACGGCCTTGTTGATTCCAACTAAAAGCGGCGACGATAGCAAATTCGCCAGGTCTGGCGCCGCGTCAAGCTCAGACAGTTCTTCCACCAAAAATTTCCGGGTGTTCGCAAAGTCGACTTGCGTCCCTTTAGGGATCGCCTCGTCGACGCGACCAAACAGCTTATCCGCTTCCGTCGAGAACCTTTTGGCGTGCGCCTGGAGTCCCTCGCGAATCACATCCCCCGCACCCTGCGGGGTTGTCGCGGAGCCGAACTGCCCGCCGATGTCTTCTGCCGCTCGCGCCGTTTGATTAACCATTTTCTCGGCGCGGCCCTGAGTGATCCCGCTTGATCCTGGAATTGTTTTGAGCGCGTTCCTCGCCACCCCCGCAACCTTGTTTTGGGAGACAGTCGGGAAATCAGGCTCTACGCCCACGCGGGCAAAGTCCTCGGCAAGATGCGCGCCCTTCTCCGACCCGAGGCGAGCCGTTTTCGCCGCCTTAATCCCCGCAACGCCCGGGGCATTGATCATCCCCATGCCGAGAAGTCGGGCGCCAGAAAGAACGCTCTCTTCCGTGTCGTCGGTTCGCGGGAAAACCATGTTCTTGCCGGATTTCTCGTCGAACAGCAAAACATGTCGGGTTGGGTTAATGGCCTGGATTTCGCCGTTGGCATCTCGATAAGCCGGACCGCCGTCCCAATTGTCCACGAACCCTCCCAGCGGCTCGCGAAGGTAGTCCCCCTCTAGGTCCGACGTGATGGGCGACGTGCCCTGCATCGCCCCTGAAATCTGCTGGCCCATGTCGCGCAAGGCGCGGTGAACGCCGTTTATGAAGCCGCCATCGTCTGGCTTCGGTTCTTGTGGTGTCGGTTGGGCCGCTCGCGCCTCACTAATGGGGCCGCCGATCGGAGGCGCGTCAGCCCCAATCAGTCCGCGCCGCCGCATCTCTTCGATAGCCGCCGCGCGCGAAACCCCGCCTCCGCCATCCACCGGAATCAAACCCCGCCGAATGACTTCTTGTCGCGCCAGATCTGGTGACAGGTTGTTCAAAGCGACGCCCTCCATTACATTGAGCACATGAAGATGAAAACAATGACTCTAGCGCTGATATTGGCGTTGGGTTTTGGGGTGCCCGCCTACGCCAAAGTGGAGCGCTACTTTTGCATATACCCAAAAGCAACCAACGCGGCGGGCCTGAAAGGTCGCGCAGCCCCAATGCGATTAGAGTTCGCCTTTGACACAACGGCAGGCAAGGCGACTCTAATAGGAAACAATGGGATTGTTGACGTTTCCGTCGCCCGGGGCGACGGCGGAATAACGTTCTTGGAAGTTCTGGGAACCGGCGCCGTCCAAACGACAACGATCACTCTGGCGACGATGAAGAGTGTTCATAGCCGCCATACATTGCTTTCTCGACCTGGCAATGCATTTGAATTCGCCGCCAGTCAGAATTTTGGGTTTTGCCGATCACCAAACTGACGCGGGGCTCAAATCATCGGGATCTCAGGATGGCCCCAATTTCTTCTTCTGACATCCCAGCGGCGCGCATCACCTCTTCGTCCGACATCGCAGAGAAATCTACGGACGTGGCTGCGGGCGCGGGTTCGTTCCGCCCTCCAAACAGAGATTGATACGCCTGCCCGGACTGCCCAACCATGGAGTTTAGGGCGGTTTCGCGGGAGCGCTCTTTCTGCGCGATAACCTCGGGACTGTCGCCAGGGCGCGGGAAGTATGTTCGGATCTCCCGCACCATCTCTTCATCGCCGATCACAGCGCCGGACTCCTTACGAAGCTTGGCGCGGACCCAATCTTCCTGAGCCTGGCCGTAAAGTTGATGATCCGTGGAGACCAGGTAGTTGCCAATGCCCGGAATCGCAGCCGCCCCATGCTGGAGTGCGCTCGCCGGGTCAAACCCCTTCCCGATCATCTCTCGCATCGTCGCGCCCGCCTTCGTCATCCTGTTCGCATAACCAGCGGATGACGATTGCGCTTCCGAGAACTTGCCCGGCCCGTCAGGGTCAACGGCCTCGACCGAGACGCCACCCGCCGGCGCAGTTTGCACGCCCTCCGCTTGCCCGATCATCGGCCCTATGGCCTGCATGATTTCGGGCGGCACGTCTCGACGCATAATGTGCGTCTTGCCCGTGATAGGGTCGGTGAAAGGCCTCGGCTGCGTGAAGTTGGACACCGCCAACCGAAGCAACGCAGGGTCGGATGCCCTGCCTTGCGCGGCGGCATGCAAGGCTTGCTCCGCCCAGCGCGGGTTATCGAATGGACTCTCGGGCGCCTTCGTCAACCCAGGGAACACCCGCTTGCCCGCATTCGGGCCGTCGACATAACGGTTAAAGCCATCGGCACCCTCAATGATCTTAGGCTCCACCGCCTTTCCGCCCGGCTCCAACCTCCATCCCACTTTCGTGTATTGCTCGAGAAGCGGCGAGCCTTCCGGCAAATCAACGGACTTTTCGGGGTTATTCGGGTGGAACAGCCGCATCATAGTCGGCTTGCTCTCCGGGCGCTCTTTGAGCGCGTAGCTTTGGAGCAGACCCATCGCGTCCTCGGCCTTCCCAGATTTCGCCCAGGCACGCGCCAGCCGTTCGACTTGCGGCGGGAACATCGGTTTGGCCGCTTCGGCCTGAGACGCCGCTTGAATGGTTGGGCCACCATGCTCCGCGAGAGCCTGGTTGCGGCCCTCGTTCAACAACCCCATGACGGCCTTTTGCTCGGTCGCGGCCTGGGCCTCGGCTTTCCGCTTTTCGCCGAATTGCCCCAGCATCTTGCCGATTGCGCCCAAGCCTTGGCCCAATTGAGTGCCCATGTCACGCTGCGGACGCGGGGCCGAAGCGCCGATGGGGCTAGGAGCGCGGCCCATTTGCATCAGGCGCATTTGGTTGGCTCTATGGCCAGCCAAGATGTTGCCGGGGCCAAATCCAAGATTGCTCATAGCGTTTCTCCTAAATCCCAGAAAGGCCGCCGAGGCCGACGGGCAATTGACCGTTCACCGGGTAGCCGCCGCCCGCAACCAATTGCGCCTGACGATTCTTTTCCATAATCCCGGCGATCTTCTTCATGCTATCGCCGAAAGCGCCCATTCCGGCGCCGAAGCCAAGGTTCTGACTCTGTGGGGGTTGTGGGGCGGCGATCGGTTGCGGCTTACGCCCCATCTGCATCAAGCGTAGCCACTCTTGCAAATGCGCTTCCCGAATGGCGGCGGGGCCAAACCCAAGATTGTCCATCGCCGGTCTCCTCTCTAGGCCGCCAGGACCATATCCATGGCCTCGCGAACCTGCGCCTTCATGGCCGGATTATGGCGGATGTGCTCGGCAAAGGCCGGGCCATGCTCGGCATAGGCGCTAACCAATTCGTCGGAACCGTGCGCCAACATCTTGTCACGATATTCCAGCCACCTTGGATCATCCTCGCCATAGACCTCGCGAGCCACCCAACAGAGAAATGGCGCCAATTTCGCCGCGCCCATTGCAAAAGTCCCGGCGCCGCCCAAAAGCCCCCCGACATCCATGCCCGGCTTAGGGGACCGTTGGATCGACCCCATAGGCGTCTGGCCAAGAGCGGATTGACGCATCGCCAACATCCGCATCGGATGCTCCTGCTCATCAAGGAAGCGGTTATAGGATTCGTCGAGGTTTGCTTGATCCATGCCACGTTGCATCCCGCCGGCCTGTAGCGCCGCGCGTTGAGCGCCAAGCCCGAGGTTCTGAGCCGCCTGAGCCGCCTGAAACCGCGTGTTGGTGTTGAACGTATCGCCCTGGAATTGGCGAGAGGCATCAGTCTGCCCGAGCCCCGCCGCCGTGGTAAAGCCTTGGTGGCGCAATTGACCGGCGGTATTGCCCACCCTATCGAGCAGGTTTCGGTTCATCTCCGCATTGGCAATGCCATGCCGCGAGCCGCCGAATGCCCCCGCCCCCGCCGCCGTCGCGTTGAGGCCGTTCTGAGCGATGGTGTTCGCTCGCGTCATGTCGTTGATGGTGTTGTTGACGACGGTGTTTTCGTGAGGGTTCTGGTAATTGCTCAGATATTCCGAGCCGTTCCTGACCGTCACGTCGCCGGCGCCAGTCGCCAGCCCACCAAGCGCCTCGGCGGATTGCCGCATGGCCGGCCCCCAGGCGTTCATGTTGTCCTGCATCGAATTGAACGCGCCGGTCTCCATGCCGCTAAATCCGGCCACGGTCGGGCCTTGATAACCGACATAGGGAGAGTTCGCCATCGTCCCCGCGATCGAAAGGTTTTGATTGGCAAAATCTTTATATTGCTTGGGGACTTCCGAACTCGTCGTTTGCGTCCCACCACCACCACCAGGCATCACACTATCTCCTTTGCCAATAAATGGGCCGAGACGGAATAATCCGGCAACGCCCGAACCCAGCCTTTTCGGCCACCGGCCAACATGAACGCGCACCCTTCGGACCGCGCCCAATCCTCGATATCCGGCTTCATTTCCTCAACATCGGCCATTCGCCCGCCGACAAAAACGACCCGACACGCTTTCAGTCGAGGGAACTGGACCATCTCGGTAACAATCGCTGTCTCGCCGTGGCACCAAAGCCGCATGGTCTTGGCTTCGATCGCTTTGCGGACATCTTCCGCATTGTGCGTGGGCAAGCCCCGCCGTATCGCCGCCTCAATTAAGGGCTTGGCCTTGGCCCAAGTCTCCGGCGTCACCGTTTCTCACCAGACGGTTGAACATCAAAAGTCATCCGGCCCAGCCGTCCCGACGCGGGGGCAGAAGATCCGGAATATCTGACCTTCACCTGCCGCGCCTTGATCCTCGCGGCGAGGTATTTAGTGGTGGAGCCGAGGGTTCCAAACGACTTCTCGCTCTCCGTTCCTTGCGGCCACATTTTCCCGGTCATGGTGACGGTTGCCCCGCCGACAAGATCCGCGAAATCAGGCGTGACCCGCCGCACCATCATGAGGTTGTCGCCATCACCGAGATCGATATAACCGCTCTCGACGTGCCAGGTGATCGCGTCGCCGCCGTCGGTATCTCCGCGCTCTTGAAGATAGACCGTCCCGTCGGTGTGGATGCCCATCGGGTATTGCAGAACGCCGCGATCAACCCAGGCGGAAATGTCATACGTGCCGATCGACCAATGGTTTTCCTTGTAGTTGTAAATCAGGTAGGAATCGCACTCGTTCGACGCCCCCGGATAAAACCACCAAATTTCATTCCAGCGCCCGTTGACACCGCCAAAAATCAATTCCTCTTGGACATTCGCAAGCCGGTCAAAGAACCACTCGCGCACAGGACATTGAATCTCTTGCGGCGCGCCGCCCTGCCAGACAAAGAATTTCCGACTGGTGGAGAGCCAATATACCGCGCCGGTATCCCCGACCCTGACCGCCGCGTTAGAGCCAATCAGACCGCATCCGGTGCCCGCGAGGTCGAAGCCAAAAACAAAGGTGGTGTCTTGCAAATACCGCATTTGATACATCGCGGTGTCAGTCCAGATCACGTTCACGAACGGCATCGCCATGCCGCGAACAATGCGCGAGCCCTCGGCAAGCTTAAAATCGCCCGCCGTGTTCGTCGCCGCCGGGGTCCAGTCACCGTTAGTGAATCCGCCCTCTTGCAGCGCCCAGGCGGCGAGCATGGGGTCTTGTGTCGACGTTGCCGCATCTTCCGTGCCAAGGGCCACCAGAAACCGCTCCGGCGTCATGAAGTGGCTTAGGGACTGCGCCGGGGCGTCCGTTGCCGAGAGCGCCGCCGCGTTCTGGCTCAGATTGTTGGCCCAACGATAAAGCGGGGACTCCCGATAGTTGGCCACCATATTCTGGCCGTAATTCGAGATATGCCACACCCGCGCCCGCAAGTCGCTTTCCGTCGATGACCGGGAGTAATAGCCCGACGAATAAGTCCCCGTGCCATAGCCCGCCTGAGTAACGCCAAATTCGCGCCCGATGTTCTCTTCATAGAAGTATTTCGACACCCCCCCCGCCGCCGATGCCGTCGCATCCGCCGCCGATCGGGCGGTGAAAGCATAGGTGTCCGCGTCCGTGACGGATTCAACCGGATGCTCGTGATAATACGTGTACGTTGGTGTCCCGCCGCCCGTGGCGGAACTCGTGGCCACGGTGTCGACGTGGATCAGGTATGCATTGGGCGTCAGAACATAGACCCGGTGGGTTTTATCAATATCCCCCGTTCCAACGCCGCCAACCGCCGCCGAACTTCCGAGGGTCGCGTATTCCCCTCGGGTCAGACCGTGCGCCGTGTGGTTGATAATCATAAATTTGGAATTCTGGATGGTTTCGAGAAGCCCCGAACCAAGCGTTCCAGAAGCGCCGATCGACAACCCGCCAACCGTCGCCGCGCACTGCAAATACGCCGCATCGCCAACCGTCACCCCATGCGCCGTGTGCGTGACCGTGACAGTGGTTGACCCGCCGACGGTCGCCATGCCGCTGGTAAACTCTCCGCTCGCCCGTGATGGGGTGACATCCCATATCCTGGCGTCATGGTAGACATAGAGCTTTTTATGCGTGCCAATGCCGACAAGTTTCTGCCCGGCATTGTCTTCCCATGCATGGGTGGCGCGCGCTTTCCCGGCAACCGTGTCGAGCGTCGCCTTTTCCTGCCCGCCGATGATTTGTGGCAGGCCCTCCCCGTTCACGACGCGGAATCGAACCTTGTCCGCATCGGTATAGGCGCCCTCGGATGACAATTCCGAGTTGTCCTTAACGACACCAGGGCGGAGACGGGGGGCGAAGTTCGCCATGTTACGACGGCCATCCGGCTGTGATGTCCCGATCGGCTATTTCTTGAGCCGTTCGAGTGGGATCGTTGATATATTCGGCGTGCGCGCTTTCAGCCGCCTGATAGTCTTTCTTGTGATCGACCACCTGTTGATATAACGCCGTGGCAAGAGTGGATGTCATGGGAATCACTTTGCCGGAGCGCGTGGTCACCTTGTTCGTGCCGGTCAAACTCCCATCCGCGTAAGCGTCTTTCAGTTCTTTGATCTCTGCGACGGCGTCCGGCGTTGTGGCAATGGGGATGCCGTTGAAGGTCATCCCTGCCTGCGATAGACGGCGATACTCGGCGCGGAGGGCGTCTAGTTTTTTGACGCGGACGCTCGCCACCCGCGCCGCCGTCTCGTCCTCCGTCAACGCTACCGTCTCCCATTCCGACCCGTCGTACGATTGCTTGTGCGTGTTCGGATTGAACGCCGGCGCGCCTGTGGCCGCGACATAGCCCAGCGTGGCCAGTTTGGCATCGGGCAACTGATTGAGAGCCGTGTAGTTGGTGCCATCCGCCGCAAGGTGCGATTTGGGAAGCGGAGCCGGAGCCGCGCCGTTGAATGAATAGAGCGTCATGGCCGGTCCTCAAACTTTAGGAAAGAGAGCGAAGGGGCTGAAGTTCGCAGTGTACCGAGCAGCCCCTATCGTGAGGCGAAACATTGCGACTCGGCCTCCGAAAGGACGGACATTGGTTAGCCCCCACATGCCGATCAAGAATTGCGACCAGTTCGATGCCCCAATGTTGGTGCTATCCGTGCCTGTCGCTTCTTCATTGCCGTCACAAAACAGGCGATAGGTTGTGCCCGACCGTGACCACGCCCAATGATGATACGCTGGCCGGTTCCACGACACCCCACTCTCACTCGTGGCTATCCCGCCGTTGTTGCAGCCCATGTCCGCCGCTGGCGGGTAGGCATAGGGGCCACTAGTCGTGTTGAAGAACCACGGGAAATTGAACGAAACGCCGGTAGACCCGCCAGACGCCGCCCCGGTCATGCAATTTGTTCCCGTAGCGGTGTTATTTACATAGGCGATCGTCTCAATGCAGAAATCGCCGGTCCCTGGTTTCAATCCCGCATCATCGGAGAACGTCAAGTAAAACAGGTCCGTCTCGGAGCCGAAGTCCATGGCGTATCCGGTGGGGCTCTCAGCGTCCGTCTCGATCGTCACCGGCCCAGTGTTAGTCACCGTTCTGGCGTTTGGCGATTTGTCGAGTATCGAGGCGTCGCCGTCCTCTGGCATCAACAACAATGCGACATTGGCCAGGAGCGCGTCGGACGCGCCGACGGCGACCACCCCATCCGCGACATGCTGGATCGGGCAGTCGGGAAGCGCTCCGCCTATGAGAGGGTTTCGCATTAGCCGACCACCTGATAGATGCCGTTGAGCGTCAAATCATCCGCCGCCGACGCCTGACCAACCAAAGATTGGTCCTCCATCACGTCGATCGGCGAGTTGCGGTCCACAAGAACAACCGCCTTTCCCGCGTCGATTGACACATTCAGCGGGATAACATCACCCAACGAAGACCCGGCAACCGTGTCGGAGCCGTAAGCCACTTGGCTGTCTCCGACATCGGAGTTGATGCCCGCGCCGTCTTGGTTGTACCGCTTGCACTGCGCCGTAACTGCCGCCGCGCTGGCGTCATTGTTCACCGCCACAAGGGAAACGAGCCGGACCAGTTTGCCACTGCTTGCCGTGTTCGAAAGAAAGTTGCGGTTCGTGGTCGCGGACGAAAAGGCAACGGAAAACCCGTATTCCTTGACCGTCGTTGAGCCAGAAATCGTTGGTGCGGCCATTACATGACTCCCATCGCCATCGCGTGGTTAAGATTGAGATTCGAGACTGGGGATACCACGGCGGTATCCGCCGCCACGGTCAGCGTTTCGTCCGCGCCGTCATTGTTTTCGGTCAACGTGACGCCAGAACCAGCCACTAGAGCGCCGTTCAGATACCGAGCTGTCGTATCGTTCGCGCTCACCAGAACCGCGCCGGACGCCGCCGGGATCGCGGACGATGCGATGGCCGTGTTCATCTGCCCGACATTCACGCCATCCGTTGTTGCCGTCCCCGTGGCAAGCGCGGTGATTTTTTGCGACCCCATTGAAACGGATGACGTTGGCGCGCCCAGGTCATCAAGATTAATCGGGCCGGTGGCGTAACAATCAGTCCCGTCGCAAACGATGCTGACGCCCTGCCCCGTCGCGAGAGTGACCGTCTCGGACCCGCCGGAAGTCTTAATCGTCGCGGTTTGCCCCGATTTGTTGTGAATCATAAATCGGCTTTTGACGCTCGCCAACGTCACCGTAAACGCGGCGGACGGGGAGCCCGCGAGGATATGCCCCGGCTGGCGGTTCTGCTGGCTCACATAGTTCGATGACGTGAGGGCCATGTCCCCGGTCACCGTATGGGTAACGACGCCGTGAATGCCCTCGGACATCTGCTGGATGGCGTTGTTTAGCCCCGCCGTGGTGTCGGTGCCCCAGGTGTTCAGGTTGTCCCCCGCGTCCTGTACGGGATAACCACCATAATTCGATGCCGATGTGCTCATGATACAGTCGCTCCGTCGCTAACGCGCTTCCAGTTCGTCCCGTCGCTCGTGGCGAGCGTCCGTCCGCCGGCCTCATCCGTCACGATGACCACGCTATTGAAATGCGTCGTCGCGCTCGGAAGCGTCGCCACCGTGTAGGCCGCGACTTTCGGAATCTGGCCTAGCGAGAATTTGCTGTTTTCAAGGTTCTGAAGCTTGGGGGTGAGAACCTGGATCACGGACCACGCCCATTGCTCCCAGGCCTTACCAGTCGGGGCCGGGATCATACGACCACCACGTCAAGCTGAGTCTTGATCGGCGAACCACTGTAGATCGCCCGCGCGCTTTCACCTTTCAACGCCCCGACCGCCCTGTCATAGAGGCCTATCCACACTTGGAGCCGCGCGTCATCTTCAAGATACGGCGCGGAATGCACCAGAGAGCCGTAGAGGTAGACATCCGGGTAATTGGTCAAAAGCCAATTCGTGTCCGCGTCGTCCGCCAACGCCGTTAGAGCCTGGTAATAGTGCAATTCGACGTTATAGGCGGCATCCGACGGCGGGCGAATGAGCATATCCCCGCCCTGGATCGCATAGGCCACCGGCTGGGCCGTCGTTGTGTTTGGATATTCCTGGAACAAGTCAAAGATCGTTTTGCTCACCAGCGCCTTCAGTGGCGTCGATTGCAATATCACCGCCTCGGCGCTCAGGAAATCGGTGGGCAGCGTGAGGCTGGTCCCGCTAGCCGCGAGCGCGATTGTCTCGCTCGTTTGTTGCCGGCGATGCAGAAGATCCCGCTGGATATTGACCTCGAACAATCGGACAAAATCCGGCACCTTGGCCGTGAAATCCGTGTCGCCATCTCGCGCCAGTTCAGCGCCAATCGACGTTTTAAGCTGCCCGTAATTCGCGAGTGCCATTCGTCGCCTCCAATACCGATTTCAAATCCCACGGCTCATGAACGACGTTCACGCAGCCAAACCAGGGGTGCGTGGCCTCGTTTATTCCATAACGCCAATGGTGATAGTCCTTCGGCAGTAAAACCCACGTCGGCGTGCCGAGCGCGCCGGCAAGGTTAATCACCGAGGTTGGAACCGAAATCACCGCATCCAATTCGGCGACTAGCGCCGCCGTTTCGTCATAGTCCGGCGTTTCGACCATAAACGGCCAATGGATAATCCCAGGAACGAGGGGTGGCTCTTTGTACTGGAGAGAGATGAACGTAACGTCCGGCCCGTCTGTGAACGGGGACACCCCCAATTTCTCCAATAGCCACTGAGCATCAACCTGCCTCTCGTATCCCGCGCCCTTCGCAAAGCCGCCTGTCCAGGCCAGCCCGATTTTCCGTCCCGGTAAATCATCCAAAAGCGCCCGCGCCATCTTCCGCCGCTCGGGGCATGCGGTCAGATACGGCTTGCGCGGGCAATCGTCCGGCTTGTCCCAGAAATGCATCGGCAAGGATGAAATCGGGATCTTATGCGTCGGGCTGAAATCCGCCAGCCAGGGCTTATCAGTCTGATATCGAGTGCCGCGAACCTTCAGCCATGGGAACGATCTTTGAAACAACCCAGCTAGCTTTGGGTTGGTTTCCAGAACGACATCGCGCCCCTCCAATTCATGTAGCAGGGCGGCAAAATAAACCTCATCGCCGACGCCTTGCTCGCCATAGACAACTAGCCGGTCGAAGTCGCCGTCGATCCACATCTCCGCGTCGCCGAAAAACCGCTCGGGACGCTCGGGCTGCCCCACATGGGAATGCATGCAGCGCCAGCCGTTTTCCCAATCTCCCTTGGTCATGTAGACCATGCCCAGATTGCCGAGCGTGTCGGGGGAATTCGGGTCGATCTCAATGGCGCGGTGGTAAAATTCCAGCGCCTCGTCATGCCGCCCCATCGAGTGAAGAACGGTGCCCATGTTCGATAGCGCGAATTTGTAATCCGGGTCTCTTTCAAGAGCCTTGGCGTAGAATTCAGCCGCGCGCTCGTGTTGATGCCAGGCATAGAGGCATCGGCCAATCCCATTGTACGGCGCGGCCTTTTCAGGCGCGATCCGCATCGATTGCTGGAACATTTGAAACGCAACGCCGAGGTTGCCGTGGTCGAACAGCGCCGCCCCCATGCAATACAGGCATTCGGCGTCATTGGGGTGATCGTTCAGATAACTCTCATAGAGGCTCAACGCGCCGGTCGGGTCACCCGCCTCGACCAACTGGCGCGCTTGGATCATACGTTCCAATGGGCGCTCCGCAAATGCCGCCAATCGGAATCGTTCAACAGTCGCTTGACCGCCGGCCAATGGTCTTTGTTGAAAACGTCAATGCCCTTCTCGGTTTTCCATTGCTGGATAATCGTGAGGGGGATGGTGCCGACCTTGCGGAAATCTCGGCTTTCACTCCATCCGCCGTGACCCTCGTTGGCCTGATATTTGTTGGCCTCCAGAATGCCGGTCACGTCCTGAACTTCGTGAACCTGGAACTCGTTTCCATCGGTGGATTCATTAACGTACCAAGTCTGAATCCCGGTCAACGGGTCGATATCAATCAAGCGTTTGTCGGTCATGATTTCTCCAAAGGAAACGGGGGGCCGAAGCCCCCCGCCCATGGTTACGCGCAAGCCGTAGGGTGTACCCCTAAGCTACGGCGAGGTCCGCGATCTTACCGCTTGCGGCCTCGTTGCAGCATTCAAGGGTATATTCCCCTACAATGTGGCGCTTCTCGGAATCGCCGGTCTTCGCCAAGCGCTCTTGCTTGAACGAACGCCCAGACAGCGGGCAAAGCTTCCAGTAATCCCAATCGACCACCAAGCCCGTCCGACCCCGCATGAAGCGGTCGGGGACGATCGCAAGCTGACCGAAGTCGCTGACATAGACATCGGCGGCGCCGATAATCTGCGTCTGACCGACCTTCGGCGCGGTGTCGCGATACAACGTCGCGATGCCGGAGAAGGTCGAAGCCTGCTGCTTGTTGAACGAACCCACCATGAAGGTCGACGGATCACCGCCCGCGTCCCAAGCCGAAGCAAGAACGGTCTTCAGTTGAGCCTCGGTCAAGGTCCGAACGGTGGTGCCGTCGGTCGGAGCAGTGGTCGGAGCGCCCGAGGACGTTACCGGCGTGGTGCCGTCGGTATAATTGTCCTTGTTGGACGCGATCCACGTTTCCATACCCGCCATGGCGCGAGCCGTCGCGGAACTGCCGGCAACCGCCGCACTGTTCTGCGTCACCGAAAGCTCAAGATCGCGCTTCAGCTCCTTCGAGCGCTTGGACATCTGATACGCGAGTTCCTTCGCCCGACCGGCTTTGTTCACGGCGTCGGAAGTGCCGGAAACCTGGACGGTCTTTTTCAGGATCTGCGTGTAGTTGCCAAGGCGCGAAGTCGCCTGAATGGTATTCGGGCTCGAATCGTCGCCGTCGAGATGAGAATTCGACGCGGCGGCGGCGAGGGAGTCGGTCTGCCCAATCTGTTACTTTCGAGGACTCCCGGCCTCTACTGACCACTTTCGTGGCGGGCGCCTACTTCACTTCGGCACCTCTTGCGGTTTCCCGCAAGGTCGGACTCTATCATCACGCCACAAGTGGCGCGTCTGGCGTATTAGCCTCTGAGGGTTCCGCTTGTCCGAAGATTTAGCGGCCTTCCCTGCTGATTACCCAATCCCGTGACTGTTCAAACCATGCAGCTTGTCGTTTCCAACTACTGTTTAGGCTCACGGGCTCTAAGGGCTTCCCAGCATATAGCCAGATTTTACATGAGCAAGCTATTTACTCATGGTAGGTGCTGGTTGCGGTGCCCTTCTTCATGTTACTCACTGCGGGAGTTTCCGTTGGTGAGATGTTAAATATCAAGTTACTCAGGTCTTCACGAACGCCCGTGAGGTCGAACGTGGTAGTCGTTCCGGAGGGGACAGCCATTTCAAGGCTCCTTATGTCCTCCGCCGAAGGGTTACTTCATCATGTCAGCCATGAGAATGTCCGCCATTGATTCAGCACTGCCCTTCTGGCGGTGTGCTTTCACAAGGCGCGCTTTCTTGGGATCGCCTTTCGGCTTCGGAGCGGGACCAGCCGACCGCACGGGAACCGGCGGCTTTGCGGCCACCTTCTTCTTCGCGATCGATGTTTTGGATTTCCGTTCGGCCATTACCTGGTCATAGAGATACGCCTTTCGGGCGATGACGACGGCGCGGCTATCAGCCAAACCGTTGACTTCATCCTGGGTGTACCCCGACGACAAAAGCATGTCCCGAACGCCGGCCTTTTCGCGGCTTGCCACTTCCGGCGTCGCCCATTCAGGGATGCGTCGGGGAAGCAATGCCGCTTGCTCAGCCGCGTATTGCTGTTGAGCGTGGGCGTGTCGCTGTTCATGCTGTTGCAAGAAAGCGGCGCGCTGTTGCATCACAGCTTCATACTGGTGCTGAGCTTCAGCCGATCCGATTGGATCATCCGAATCCCATTGCGGTTTCTGAGGCGTGTTGGCCTGTAGAAACAGCAACTCCTGTTCCTTCGTGCGCTCCCATTCTTGCGCGCGGTTCTGGAGTGCGCGGGCCTCGTCACTCAACGACGTGGTTTTCCGCGTGTAATCCTCGGTCCGCATGTAACCGTCACGGAGTTCGTCAAGAGCTACCCGGATCGGGCCGTGCTGGGGATGTTCCCATTCGACAAAGTCTTCAAGATCATCGCCCTCGGCCTGTTCTGGACTCTCTTCGCCCTCGGCTTCAGTCGCATCGTCTTCGGATTCGGACGATTCCTCGTCCTCGGCTTCAGAACCTTCGGCGTCATCGCCTTCTGGCTGCTCTTCTGCCCCCTCGTCGGCCTCTGGGCTACCCTCGTAAGGACCATCAACCGTCTCGGTGTCTTGCTCTCGATTGATGCCGTCTTCGGCGTCCAATTCCTGAGACGCGAACGCCTCGAAACCGTCGAGATTAAGGTCATCGACGCCTGGTGAGGCGCTACCGACAACTGCCATTTTCAACCTCCTTGCGACGCCCTCGGGCGCTACCGCAAATGAAAAAAGCGCCCCGAAGGACGCCGACTAACCCCTGTCAATGCAGGGAATTCTTGTTAGACGCTTGTTAGACGACCTCGTGGTTGTGCCCGAGCATGGCTTGAGAAGCCTTGCCCGCCATCAAAGCCGCGCCAAGCGCGCCCCGAACGTGTTCAAGAACCTCGACCGCTTTCAGGCGATCCAGCCTCGCGGTCGCTTCCTGAGCGCTGACCGCATCGCGGATGTAAAGCTCGCGAAGATCGTCAAACACCTTGTTGAACAAATCGCTCCCAAGGATGCGCTGGGCCTCTTCGCCCGCGCGCTGTTGCTCTTCTAGCTGACGCTTGGCGTCTTCATCGGTCATGCCGAGTTCCCATCGGGGCCGCTGTTATTCCGAATATAAGACGTGTACCAATCCGCCATGTTGGATTGGTTGCTTGGATCGTATTGAGCGTCCCAATCTTCCTCGGTAAAGCCGCCAACAGGCGAGAATCCGCCGCTGCCTACCGAGCCGAACACGCCGCCATTCGCGCCGCCGTTTCCGCCGTTCATGAGATGCTGAGCGTATTGCATGTTCACGCCCCTCTGACCCGCGACTTCCATCGGGTCGCCGCCGAGAAGATGACCGTTCATCATCTCGAACACCTGCCGATTGGTGAAGCCCGGCGCCGTCGCTGCATCGCTTGTCGCGCTCGGGTCGGGCTGCCCATCCCAAATGCCGGATGGAGTGACCGGGCGGACCTGCTGACCGGCCATCGGGTCCATGCCTTGGGGTTGCCCTTGCGACGCCCTTACCGAAATCATCTCGGGCGGCAATTGGCTTAAGTAGTCGAGCCCGCCCGAGCGCGCCCCCGAAGGGTCCCCCTGCATTTGCCCCATCGGCATCGCCTGGTCTTGGCCGCTTGGCGTGTTCGATAACAGCCCCCCGCCGCCTTGGCCCGGAGGCTGGGCCAGCAACCCCGGCGATTGACCATATTGCGTCCCCGGCTGGGCCATGATGTTTTCAGCCGCCGTGCCGCCCCAAACGCGGGGATCGCCCGCGCCGAGCAGCCCGAAAGACTGCGGGTTGGCTGGCGTTCGCACCTGGTATCCGCCCTCGCCATAAATGCCGCCCGCGAAATGCGGCATGACCTCGTTCATTTGCTTGTCGGACAAGAGCCCCTTTTGCCACTCGGGCCAGATGCTCGTTCCGGGCATCATCGAAGGCCCGCGCCGGGTCATCGTCCCCGCGCCGGGGATTGTTACTTGGTCAGGACGAGGCATTGTCGTCTCCTTAACTTTGGGGCTCACCCCGCTTGAAATACGCTGTCACCAATTTGGCGGATCGGCAGGTCCAAGCCCCACTTGCCGCAAAAATCACGAAGGTCACCCAGCCCCATCTTCGCCTTGCTCAGGAAATACGGGTCCACGCCCGAGACCGCCGTATATGCCAACTCCACCGCTCGATTCTCGCCAGCACGCGGGACAAGATCCGCCGCAATCCGCTTGTGGGCCTCGCCGTCGCTATCCACGCCCGGCACCTCGGCGGCTTCGACCAAATCAAGCGCCTCGCCGATGTCGGCGGTAGCTGGGAAAGGTGGATAGTTCGTCGCGAAAACAGTGTCATCGTGATCACCCGCTAACAGAGATACCGAAGGCACGCCCATATGCGCCGCCTCAAGTGCCGTCGTGCAGCCCGTGTGCAAGACACAGCGCGCGCCCCGCATCCATTGAACGTGGTTCCCGGTAACGGCGACGTGAACTCTCGGGTTGCCTCGATATAGATTTAGCCACGGGTCCGGGTTCTCGCCGGGATGCGGCCTGATCACCACCTCGCCGTCGTATGCCTCGATAAACTCCCGCACTTTCCTGATACACGTCCAATCGTGCTCGATATGAGCGATGAACTGCTCTCGGCTATCGAACACCCCCGCCGAAACACACATGGCGTGATAGGCCTTGATGTCGCCGCCTCGGGGGTTGGCGCCGCTGGTGTTGGTGTTGACCAGCAGATACCCTGATCGATCGGGCTCGCCGTAAATCTCTGGCTTTTTAAGCAAATCCAACCTTGGATTGCCCGTCCATTTGCCATTTATCGCGTGTTCGGCTTGCCACTCATTGGCGACATAGGTCACGTCGACCGGCAAACTTCGCAATATGTCTTGGCGGAAATGCACCGGGCACCGAACCGCCAGCCCTTCTTCGTCCATCACCGCGATGTTGTGGCCGGCCCGCTTTGCCGTCTCCATCCATCCGCGCATGGCCTTGTTTTCGCCCTTGAACACGACACATCCCACCGGGAGCGATTCAAGGTTCGGAGCCAAAACCCGCTGGCTTCCGATGATGCTTGATATCCCCCAATCATGCAGCGCCGACGCCACCAGAAGCCGGGACCATAACTCCCGGTCGCGGTTTTCAATCATGAAGTAGATCAATGTCAGGCCTTAGAATTTATGCGTATATCGAAGCATCGCTCCGTCAAAACGCGGGTTGGTTTCCATGCGAAAATTCCCATATTTTGGATGCGAGAATCCAAGACCCAAGTTGTTTATGCCGCCGCCGTTCCATCGGACATCGTAATCATCGCCCACCGCCCTTCCCATGCCATACCCGGCACCAACATCAGCACTAAGCAGCCCGCCACCTGCCGGCGCCTGGGCACCGAGAAGCCCTGAAAGATAAAGGCTTCTAACGTCGTCACTCATCCCCCCGCTTGCATCCGCCCGCCCATATAGGCTCGCTCGGCGCAAAATATCTAAAATGGATTCATCCATCACGCCGCCTCCCTCATTTCTCCCCACCGCACAATCGAATGCTTTCTAACAATGCGGGGCGGCATCTCGATCCTGTTCGTCGGGGCCGTTTCCGACAATTCATCGCGCCCCCGGTCCAGCATCACATCAATCGCGCGGGCAATCTCATCGGTGGCGTTTTTCCGAAACCCCATCCCCGATTTCTCAACCCCGCGCTCGGTGAATTCGCCCCGATCAATCAGAACGCTTGTTGGCACTTCATCCCCATCGGCCATAACGTGCTGCATCAGCATCATGTCGTGCCCCCGCGTCGGGCCGTTGACCTCGACCGAATTGCACCGAAGCCATGGGACGTTGAACCCGAGGCACAGTGCCGCCGGCCCGCTCGGGGAAATCTCCACAAACAGCCTAGCGTTCGACACCGCGCCCGCCTGATGCTTGAAAGACATCCTCGACCAGTCCGCATATCCCTTGCGCGCCGGCAAGCGCGTCATGTCTTCATGACCGATGCGGACAACGTGCCCGCCCCTGGAAATGATATGGTCGATGACTTCATTCGCCTGGGCCGGGTCGATGTCCCGGTTCGGCCTATCAACCCGATGATCGTATCCCGCCTCTCGGTAGTGAATCACCGCGTGCCATGTCGGGAAATCCGGCACCGGCCATCCATCAGGGAGCGTGAATTGCGCCAACCTGTCGAACGCCGGGAGATATTCCCGCCTGCACGCCATCGGCGGCAGAATGATTTCGCTCTGATCAACGTGCGCCGCTTCCCATGCCGGGAACTTCGGGATTGTCCCGTGGGCCGCGCTATCGAACCAATCGAGCGGAATAGGCATCCCGGCCCAAAGCCGATCGAATTGCGGCAGCATCGCGAGGATGTCAGCCTTATAGGCACGGTCATCAACGTAATAGGCGTCTAAGCTGGCTTTCTCGAACTGTTCCCTTACCGTCGCCGCGTAAATCGCTTGTTCGATGAAGTCTCCGACCGTGCGGTGCAAAAGCGGGGCGAAGATTCTCATCAGTCGCTCACGTTGATGTCGCCCTGCCCGTCGCGCGAGCCGGCAGCCATCTTCAATTGTTCCAATTCGGCCTCCATCACCAGTTCCCGCTCGCGGAATTGCTGATCAATGGTCATCTTCTGAACATCCAATTGATGGGCGCGCTCGGCCTGGCGCTCGGCGGACTCCAGCTTCATGCCCTCGATCGCGCGTTGCTGTTCCAACTGTTGCTGGAACTGCTGCTCTTGCATCGCCGCGTTGCGCTGAGCCTCTTGAGCTTTGATCTGCTGTTCCGCCTGGAGCCTCTGAGCGGCAAGAGCGGAATCGGCTTGTAATTTCTTCTCCGCCATGGCCGCTTCGGCTTGCATCTTCTGGCCGTCCATTTGCTGCTGCATTTGGAGCTTCTGCATCTCCATTTGCATCTTGCCCTGAGCCTCAACCACCTTCGGATCTTGCCCCGGCGGTTGCGGCGGCATCGGGTTTTTGTCCGGGTCGGTGAAGAAAATATCAACGTCCGGCAAGTCCGCCGCCTCGACCATCTTCTCCAACGTGTTGTAATAGTTCCTCATGGTGACCAGCGGGTTTTGCATCCCCGCGACCTGTAGGATCTGCTCCTGCTTCTGAGCGATCACCATATAGCGCTGCATCTGCTGGTCACGATTGCCGGTTCCCAAGCCAACAGACACCTTGATGTCCATATCCGCGTTCCACGAGCGCGGGTCCATCGGCACCCAATTGCCGCGAAGGCGAATGATGCGCTCTTTGTCCTGGTGCTTGGTCACGAGATGGAGCATCAACCGGGCCAGTTGCTTGAACCCCGTCTCCGCATACACGCGCGTGATAAGCTCGGTTCGCTCGCGGCCCTGATTGCTATCCTCGCGGACCTTCTCCGCCGTCTCCGGCTGCAATGCGTTCGGATTAAGATCCGGCCCCATCGGGGTGACGCCCGTGCGGCGGACCAATTGGCCGTCGACATATTCGAGCATCGGAAAGGCGCGCTGGCCTTCCCATGTCGTCTGGAGCGGCACGATCGCGTTCGGCCCCTTGGCGCGGATGATGGCGTCCGGCGCCTGGTTCAACACGTCGTTGAAGAACTCAGGTTCAATCTGGCTCATGTCCACGACTTTGCGCGGGAAGACGGAGTGATAAAGCCCGTCCATCATCATCCGCAGCAAGGTCGACTTCCACCGCTGGACCTCTCGCGACCCGTCCTCCATTGACAGCCCGATGCGGCGATGCGGCAGGATGATCGGCGTTAGCTCGCAGAACGGCAGCAATCCCTCGTGCTTGTCATTCTCGAAAATAACCGGAGAGTCCGGACCGTTGCCCATGACCACTCGCCGCCATTCGGTCTCGCCGTCGCCGTCATAATCGAACTGGATATAGACCTCATAGATCCGGCACAGTTGCGCCGCCTCATCCGTGGCGTCGTTGTCGTCATCGTACTCGAGGTCGTCAAACCGCTCTTCGGTTTCCTCATACAGATCATCGTCGGCGCTCAGGCTCTCGACTTCCGTCTCGTCATAGCCGCGCTTCAACAGGTCGCTCTTCGATACCCGCGTGCGCCGGGCCACCATGCGCGCGTCTTCCAAAGACTTGGCGCGGCTGTTGGTCAAGAACTCTTCGGGCGGGAGAGCCTCCATCTTGATTTCGCCGCTGGTTTTGACGCGGCGGATCTTGATGTCAAAGAGCATCGTCGGCCCTTGCATCGATATAACCCCGCCAACATCCCCCGGCATCGGCGCTTGAGGCATGCCGCCAGCATCCGGCCCCATCGGCTGCGGTGGCATTTGCGGCTGCGGTGGCATTTGCGGCTCGGCGGGCATTTCAACCTCCGCCGGGTACTCTTCAATCTCTTCAACCGTCACGCTCTCGTCGTTGACGATCTCCGTCATCTCATCAACGCTAAGGCCGGTGTATTCCTCGGTGACTTCGGTTTCGGATTCCTCCCACCAGACATGAAGCACGCTGTTCTTGTAAATCAGCGGCGATTTCATCCAATCGAATATCTGCCGGAAATTGCCCTTGCGCCGCATCAGCCACGAGACATAATCCGTCGCCTGTTGCGCCGCATCTTCGTCCTCTTCGCCTTCGGGCTCAAATCGGAACACCTGATCCGTGCCGAGAAACACCCGCACCAATGACGGCATGACCGTTTCGACCGTCTCGTAAACGTCACGGGACATGACCTTCGATCGTCCCGGAATGCTCGGCAGGGTCGATTGCTCGCCCATGTAATAACGCCAAGCGGTGGCGCGTTCGGACGACAGCTCGTCATTGTCATACCCAATAGCCGAGCGCAGTTGCGACGATAACGCCGCCCTAAGCTTGCTATCGGATCGGGATGAATCAGACATTGGCCAGCTTTCTCGGGCGCCCGCGCTTGCGAGGCATGATTTCAACGACCGCCCCAGAAACATCGGCTGGCCGCGTTTCCAGATCCTCGATGCGCTCTTCAAGAGCGGCATACTTCGCACGGAGATCCGAGATCAGATCAAGCGCAGCCGTGACGGATTGATCCAGCCGCGCAACGCGGACAGCTAGTGCTTGAGACATTTGCAACCTCTGGTGATTGTCAGGGTC